AAAATTGCTTAATGCAACTTGGAAAGATGACAATCTTTGGTATCTAACTCGCCCCATGAGAGCTGACGAAACTCCTGAAACTTATACATTCAGTGAAGAAAGCTCGTGGGGGGTATGGGAAGGTTCTTATATCATAAAGGAAACGAGATAAAAATATTTCATGTGTGTGTTTGGATTGGGGTCAATTTATTTGACCCCTTTCTATTTCTTTAAACTCATCATTATTTCTATCAATAAAAACATAATGGGCTTTTTGTAATCCTAAGTTTTCATCGATACATTCTATTACTTCTTCAGGTGTAAAACTTGAACAACTATATAAATCAAATTGAAACATTGCTGGTTTTTGGGAATCCCAAACATGAATTGACGCATGCGAAGTTGCTAACGTTACTGTTCCAGTAACTCCTTCGTTTCCTGGGTCGGAAACATAAACGGAAGTAGGTCCGGCTACTACTCTCATTCTTACTTTTTCTACTAGTTTGATTAAAAATTGATTGGTTTCTTCTGCTGTACTGGGAGGGTGATACACATATCCTCTAACTAACATGTGTAGATGATTTGGGATAAAGGTTTCTTTCATTTCGCTATAACATAATTTGTCATTTTTGATGTATATATTTTTTTATTTCACGTTTTTTTATTATATTAGCAACAATGAAAAATCTTAACATATGGAACAGTATCAAAGAAAGCCCCGCCAATCATGGGAGATGTACAAACGTAAAAAGATTATTCGGAGAAATACAAATCGTTCTTTTTGGATGGTTTTAATAGGAATTTAGGCAGTATTAGTAATTATTTCATTTTTTTGGTAAAAAATTTTTTACTGTCGCAGAAATTTATTATATTTGCCTAAAATTACACGCACATGGCCACACAAACAGTACATTTTAGAATAGGAGATAGATTTGGGGTTCTATTAATGGAAATAGCCCAAGAACATCTGACAGAGCGCAACAATCCTATACAGGCGCTTAAAACAATAACGGACAGTCTTCATGGATGTCCAACTGATTTGGCACTTCGAATTTTAAAAGGAGAGGTTGTCCTTCCTGTTGATGAAGAAGAACAGTGTGTTCTTCCTACGTCTCGTATTCCTGAATTACATGACAGTATATTCCCAAAGGTTGATCCTTTATTTTGGATAGAACTACGAGCACGTGACATTGAAAATCACGCAGACAGTCTTATTGATGGTTTCAAATCTCTTCAATACCAGATTCGTAAAAACAATACATTTGGTTTTGATTTTGACTACGAACATATATTTAAATTCGTAGCAGGCAAAAACGAAGGTGTATTAGAAGCATTAAGAGATGATAGAGAAATAAACGCCATTGTTTCCTTATTTGAGACTACAAAGAAATTTATTGAGACATCCATGCAAATTCAGAATACAATGGAATGGATGATCAATTCCTTTGACGAGTTTGCAGACAACGAGACCTTTTTGAAATATAATGGTATGAAGTTACAATGTTCACAGGCTTTGACAGATGTAATGTTTGTCATGAAAGAAACCGTGAATTTTGAATTTTCAATGAAGGATGCTGAAGTTGATAAAGTTCAGTTGTATATTGATGCTGCAAGAGAAAATGATGAAGTGATTTCTAAGGGCATTGAACCTGTCAATATAATGGACAATTACTCCGCTGGTTGGCTAAGCCCAGAAGGCCTCTATTATGCCCTGAATGGAGAAATAGCAAACATGCTACATATACAGATTGCAGACGCCCTTCAGGAGAAAGGAGTAGTTCCCGAAAAAGATGAATTCGATAGTGGCATAAATGCAAGCGCATGGCTTGAACAAGCTGGGTGGGTCAAAATACATGAAAGTACGGTACATTTTGGAGGATGTTTAAATGAACGCCTTGACAAGAAAAATGTCGACATGACGAAAACACAAATCGATATTATTTATCAGTACATTTCAAAACTCCATAATGGTATCATGAAACTTGGGTGGAGAGAACAACCGGTAAGTATTGCTCGCTTTATGATGGAAGCAGATAATCTTGAAGGACTTTATCAGAGACATTTTAATTACTAATGGAAACTGCTGAAACAATAATATATTTTTGGGAGAAAAAAACCGAAAAGCGTATTGAAATTTCTGATATGCTTGATGGTTTAGATATAATTAATAAAATTTGCATAGAAATAGCTGAAAATAAATTCAATGAAAAGCTCGCTGATCAAAATAGAAAAAGGGAACAAGGCTCTTTATAATGGAGAAGAAGTCATTATTAAAGACTTTGTATTGGCTCCTAATGGAGTAAACGATCCTAAACTTGTTTGTATAGTATATGCAACAAAATCAAACGGAAATTGTGTATCAGCAACATCTGATAAGTTTACTCCTTGTGAAAATCAAGATTACGAAGAATTTTATCCAACAGTTCATTTAATTCATATTAACGACAATTAATTTTATACACATGGCAACAAAAGCATTTTTACCATTTATAAGCAAAGGTGGCAGTTCAGACCTTGTTTCTAAAGGAGACATAATTGAACTTTGGAATGATGAAAAGATGATCTTCATGGAAATGAAGAGAACAAAATGGGTTGGGAAAGCCATTGGTTCTGGAAGAATGTACAATATTCCTATTTACAAAGACCGTATGGGAACAACCCCATTTGCTAAGGCAGTAGTTGGAAAAAGCAATGATGTTCTTTCACCATCAGCCAAACCTGAAACTTTTCAGAAAGGAGAACTTTTCGCAATTGAAAATGCTAAGCAAGCTTTCATGTTTAAAGCACTTATTGGAAATAAAGTCCACGCCATTGACATAGCTACCGGGCAGTCATGGAAAATCGGAACAGAATGTACGTTCAGTAAAATCGATGTTGAAACAATTAAAAACAAACTATAATTGTTAAAAAATGTTAAAAACTCACTTTTTTTGAAAAAACCTGCCTAAAAATTTTTTACTGTCGCAGAAAGGTGTTATATTTACTATGAAATTAAATTCAATTATTAATTAACACATACACACAATGGAAAAGATTTTAAGAACAAACGGTTACAAAGTAGAAAACCTCGAAGACCTGAAAAACATAGCACCCGCAGCTTTCTCAGGTGACCACAACAGAAGTAAGGTTTACTCATTCGTTGCAACAACTGGTATTCTCGAAAACCTTTCAAAACTTGGTTGGAATCTTACCTACGCCAAGCAGCAGGGTCGCAGCCAGTTCTCAAGGCATATTATTCGCCTTACCAACCCGGAACTTGGTTTCATGCCTCTTAAAAATGACCACGTCCGCCCGCAGCTGATACTTGATAATAGCCACAATGGTGGTTCTTCAGCTCAGCTTCATATGGGTCTCTTCCGCGCCGTATGTGAATCTGAAATGGTTATCAGCTCACCGAACCTTTTCACAAACATCAAATTCCGCCACATGGGTCTTGACTTCGAAGAACTGAAGGAGATCATGAACAAAATGGCTGAACAGTACGAAAAGGTTGCCGGTTACATTGCTGAAATGCAGGAAATAGTTCTTTCAGAAGCACAGCAGCTTGATTTCGCAAACAGAGGTGCTGCTTACCGTGACCCCCGCAGATATATCAACGATGATGGAACCATCAACTTCAAGAACCTGAACGATTCAATCGACCCGAAAGTTCTTCTCGACCCAATGCGTGGTGGTGACAAACCGAAAACACTGTGGGAAACTTTCCAGAACGTTCGTGAGTGGCTGATAAAAGGTGGTTTCGCTCAGAAATCTGAAAAAGGTAGAATGAGCCATTCAAAAGCCATCAACAATGCAGTTCGTCAGATTGCTCTCAACAAGACTCTCTGGATAATGGCTGAAGAATACCTGAACAAGCCGCTTGAAGCTGACGTATTCGACAAACTTGCCGCCGCTGCCAATTCCGATAACGGAATCAAGACCTACACCACTGCCAAAGGCGAAAGCAAAAAGGTTATGGTTGTAGCAGACCTTGGAAACGGCCGCACCCAGGTTAAGGACCTTCAAACCAAACTGATCTTTGCTGTTGCAAACGAAAAACTTTCGTAAGTTAAGCAAAAACCAGGAGAGGGGGAATTTCCCTCTCTTTTTTTATAAAAAGATAAGAATATGAAAGAACATAATGCAGATATAATTAAGTTTTTAACTGATAAAGGTTATGAACCCCTTGAAGCAACATGGGGTTGGTATGCTTTTATCAAAGGTGTAAAAACAGAATGGAATACAACTGGAAAATGCTTGGTTGTAGGATACGGAAATTCTTCTAAAGATATGGAGAATTTAAGAGAAGTAATAGAAGAAATTTTCGGAGATCATTTTTTAGGAAAAAGCCAGGCGACTGTTCGATTTCAAAAGCATCCTAAACCCGAACATTTTTATCAATTAGTTGATCTTATTGAAAACTTACCATTCAACATCGAAAAACCATCAGGACAAAGAGGGAAGGTTTCTTTGGATCGCACCGGAATATTTGAAAAAATGGCAAAACAAGTTCGTTTTTCAGTTGAAAATGGGATGCCTGGGGGATTAAATCGAGGTACATTACAAATGGACTCTATAGACGAATTAATTATTATTGGAGAATCGGTCAATAGAACTCCTGAAAATAGTTACAGAGAACATATTGTTCCTTGCGATTTCATCATTTGTGAAGCTGTAGAAATGGTTCGTAATGGAAAATCAAATTATGAAATTGCTTTAATGTTTAAAAATTTATTGAACATCGTGTTAATCACTCCTGAAGAAGCAGAACAATTAAATACTACTTTAGGATTGAAAATTACTATGCCAGCAGATTGGAAAGTTGGTGATGATCCGTTAGCACGTTTGAAAGCAGCCAATATTAACTTAAAAATTTAACAGATTTTTAACAGATTATCGTGATCAATTAAATAAAAAAGGTTTATATTAGCATTGTGGTTTATTCATATAGGGTTTTAGGTTAAACAGGGTAGAGAGAGGCATTTGCTAGAATGAATGCCTCTTCTCTTTTAAAACAAAACGTTTTTTCTTCATATAAATATAGAAAAAAATTCTTTATGGTCGTAATAAAACAATCCCATCAAAAAGAAATAGTAGCCCTTGATACCTTTGAAGCCGTACGTCTTAGACCAACTATGTATCTTGGACAAGTAGCCATGATGGATGATAAATTACCAATTATTCGTGATGGTAAATTACAACAAGTAGATAAAGTTTGGTCACCTGGTTTTATGCATCTTATTATTGAAATTCTTGAAAATGCTATCGATGAAGCAAAAAGAATGAAAGGTAAGATGAAAGGTATTGAAGTTAAAATTGACCTAAATACAAATCGAGTTACAATTACTGATGAAGGACAAGGTTTTCATAAGGCCAATTCAAAACACCAAAAAACTAAAAAGAACGTCGTTAGAACTGCATTTGAAGAATTACATGCTGGTTCTAATTTTATCGATACTTCTACAAATATCCTTGGAACACACGGAGTTGGTGCATCAATAGTCAATATTTTGTCAGAATCTTTTTGGGTAAGAACAGTCAACGCGACAAGTTATGTTGCTTATGATTGGAAAAATTTTAAAGTCGTTAATGAAGAAAAAAGAGGTAAAAAACCTGATGATGTAAAAGGAACTATGGTTTCATTTGTTCCATCTCCTGAAGTATTTCCAAATTTTAAATGGGATGAAGAACTAATAACGACATATTTATCATTTAAGCAATATCTTATCGATCAAGATAAAGCTCTAAAAGGATTAAGAATAAAGGGAATTTTTGTTAAAAACGGAGAATCTTTCAATATCCCAATAAATAACTTTTTGCCTAAAGAAACTATCACAATAGACAATAAAGAATGGGGAACAATTATTCTTTGGCCATCTTATGAAAATTCCTGCTCAGTATCTTTTGTTAATGGTTCTCAATGTACTGGGTTACATCAAAAAATTGTGCAGGATTGGGTCAATGAATATTTTGAGTATAATTTAGCACATCATTTTTATGAAACTCTTATTTCATTAAATGTACCTTCGACATTAATGAGATTCGCAGATCAGAATAAAACCAAATATGCTGTATCTAGAATTGAAATAGAAGGAATGTTAGAAAGTACATTCAAAGGAAAATTATTAAGACTATTAAAAGACTCAGATATTTCAGAAGAGATAGCCAAAAAAATTGATGAAAGATTATATTCAGAAAACATCAAAGTTATTAAGAAGGCCTCCCGCACATCGAAGAGAAAGATTTCTGACAAGTATTCACCTGCGTCACGTATCAAAGAAAACATTTATATTACTGAAGGACTTTCAGCTGCTGGATCTGTTAGACAAGCAAGAGATTCTGAGACGGAAGGAGTTTATGCTCTGAAAGGAAAAATCAAAAATACGAAGAGACTTTCTGATTTAACAAACAATAAAGAGATTTTGGAAATAATGAGCATATTAGGTTTAGATCCATCTGAAAAGAAAATGCCATTATATAAGAACATTATCATTGCAACAGATGAGGACCCTGATGGACAACACATTTCATCTCTTATTATAAACTTCTTTCATAAGTGGTTTCCTCATGTTATAGAAGATGGAAGACTATTTAAATTAGTGACACCTCTTGTTGCATGTGATCATAAAAATAGTAGAAAATATTTTTATTCATTAGAAGAATTTAGTAATTTTACAGAGAAAATAACCAATGTTAATTATTTAAAAGGTTTAGGCTCACTATCTATAAATGATTGGCAACATGTAATGGCTAATAAAACATTGTTTCAAATATTAAATGATAGAAGTTCTAAAAGATTTTTAGATATTGCATTTGGAGACTCAGCAACTAAACGAAAAAAATGGCTTGAGGGTGTCGAAGATAAGACACCATAAATAAAATAATGCCCTTAAATGAGTGATAATTTTTATATAGATGATAATCAAGGAAAACTTTTAGCAAAAGAAATTGCATCAAATATGAGGAGAGGAGCCCAGTCAAGAAGAAAATACGCTAAACGAGGAAAACAATTACCCGTTCTTAAATCACATGAAATATTAAATTTCAAAAATGTAAGAAAATTATCTTTCGAAAAATTTGTTTCCGATACTAATCGATATAGATTCAAATGGGGTAATACTTCTGATTTCTTTAATAATATTACTATAGAAGAATCCTCATATAGATCAGCATATGAATGGGATTCAGTAGAATATTTTTATAACAAAAGAAATGGATTTCTTCCATTAGTTTTTCGTATTGCTGCAAGTCGATATGACAAAGCTTTCTTAAGTGATTTCTTTACCTATTTAAATCCTCCATTAAACTGTCAAAGAATAATTGAATACTTTGGTGATCAAGACTTACAATTAAATGATTACACCATGATGGTGGAAGATGATTTAATTCTACAATTTGATACTCAAGATTTATCGTTCTTTATCAATCCAAACAAACACTTAGAACGATCAGAAAATAATCCTTTCTATATTCTATTACGCTTATTAAATGGTTACAAGAAAAGGAGTGCAGCAAAAAATCAAATTCATGTAGTTTATAGAGGAGATTATGGTTTTGATAAGATGGCATTTGATGTCAAGAAAATAGACATCAATATAGATATGAACTATAATGATGGATTCCGAGAAGTTTCAGATTATATCATATCTCATTTAAATGATAAAAAGAAAACCGGACTTTATATTTTAAGTGGCGATCCAGGAACAGGCAAAACAACATGGATTCGTTATTTAGCCGGAAAAATTCGAAGAAATATTATATTCGTATCTCCGGATATGGTTGATCATATTACAGACCCGTCTTTTATTCCTTTCTTAATGAACAACAGCGATTCAGTTTTAATAATTGAAGATGCTGAACCAGCATTACAAAAACGAGATGGAACAGGTAGAACTGGTGCAATTTCCAATATTTTGAACCTTACTGATGGTCTTCTTTCAGACTGTTTAAATATCTCAATTGTAGCAACTTTTAATACAAACACAAAAACTATTGATGAAGCATTACTTCGTGATGGACGCTTAGTTAAAAGTTATGCATTCGAAAAATTAAATCCTGAAAAGGCTACTAAACTTCTTAAAAAAATTGGTCATGAGGCTGAAGCAACTAAACCCATGACTCTTTCAGAAATTTATTTTTATGGTGAAGATAACAAAGGAAATTTATTTAAACAAAACAAAGTAGGATTTCATTAATATAAACTGTATGGCAACAATAGATGGAACACTTTTAGAGTTCGATACACTAACACAGAATGCAAACGTAGTTAAAAATTTAGTTCTCGCCGAAATGTATGAGCAACATTTGATAAATGAAGCTCAATATAAAGAATTACATGAAAAGTGGCAAGTCATTTGTATCAAAAATGGCTGGTTCAAGACTTGGGCTAAGGTATTTAATAAAGATGAGAATCAATATTCATACAAATTTGTACAATTTGAAAAATGAAAGTTGTTCATTGTAAAAAAGAAAAGTATGATGTTTACATTGGTAGACCATCAAAATGGGGAAATCCCTTTTCCCATGAAGAAGGAACTCTTGCTAAGTTTAAGGTAAATTCTCGCGATGAAGCCGTTGCCTCATATCGAAAATGGATTACTGAAGGAGATGGAAAACATTTACTTAATGATTTACATGAATTAGACGGAAAAATCCTTGGATGTTGGTGCAAACCAAAGGCATGTCATGGAGATGTATTAGTGGAATTAATTGAAAAACAGAAACAAAAAACTCTATTCTAATGAAAATAGAAACTGATTCAGTACACATTAGTTTTGAAGCTGAAACTAATTTAGATATTTTCTTTCTTGGACAATTACACCAAGAGTTACTAATTAATAAAACAGAAAAAGTAATAACATTGATTTCTCCTAATGAGGAAAGAAAATCTGGAAAACTCAGCGTTAAAAAAGGAGATTTTATAGGTTATCTTTTTAATAAAATTGGAAAATCATGCAACTAGAAAGACCAATTGTATTTTTCGATGTTGAAACGACAGGGTTAGAATTAGCTAATGATCGTATCATCGAAATCCAAATGATTAAAGTGTACCCAAATGGGGAACAAATAGGATATTATACTCGATTAAATCCTGAAGGAAGAGAAATAGCACCAGGTGCTTATGAGAAACATAAAATTAAGGCAGAGGATTTGATCGATTGCCCTACTTTTAAGCAGGTTTCTCAAACAGTTTATAGTTTCATTAAGGACTGCGACTTAGGTGGGTACAATTGTAAACGATTCGACATTCCTATGCTTATTGAAGAATTCCTTAGAGCTGGTGTTGCAATCAGTGTTAAAGAATTTAAGATTGTTGATGTTTATAAAATTCTTATGAAAGCAGAACCAAGAACTCTTAGTGCAACATACAAGAGATTCTTTGGAAAAGAATTAGAACAAGCACATAGTGCTGAATCAGATATAAAAGCAACTATTGAAATTCTTGACGCGTTAAAAAAACAATTCGAAATACCTGATAATGTCGAAGAATTAGATAAATTTGCATTTGAAGACGACGGAAATGTTGATCTTGAAAATAAACTAAAGAAGAAGGACGATAAAATATACTTTAACTTTGGAAAATATAAGGAAAAAACAATTCAAGAAGTGTATCAAATTGATCCGGGATATTATGATTGGATAATCAATTATTCCGATATGACTATGTATACAAAAGCTATTTTCAGAAATATTGTTAAATTCTTGACAAAATGAAAAAGATCTTTATTATTTGCACAGTAAGAGGAGCTTCAGAAGAATACAAAAAGAAGCTTGAAGATTATGTTGCTAAACTTGAAAGTGAAGGCAATCAAGTTCATCTCCCTCATAGGGATACGAATCACAACATCCTTTCAACCAGATCGCTGGAATAATGTCAAATCTCTCATTAAGAATTTGATATGCTATAAATTCTTCATTAACAAAATGATGTAGGGATTCGGAAACAAGCATTTAAGGCATTTTATTTATATATTTTGCAAAACCTTATCATAATCTTTTATTTTTTTATAAGTTCCTCTTTTTTTACCTAACAATGATTTTCCTATTTTTTCTTTCCACTCTTTTGTTAATTTTTTATTTTTATTTGGGGAAGCTAATCCCTTATGAGATTCACTTAAATGTATTTTATGTGTTTCTGAAAGTTTTTTGCCAATTTTTCGATTTCTAATTTTTTCTTTTGTTTCTTCAGTATGATGTTTTCCATACATAGGATGTTTTTCGTTTGCCTGTAAGCCTTTATGAGAAATACTCATTTTGTTTTTTGATTCTTGTGAATGTTTTTTTCCTTTTCTTTTTGATGATTTGCCATTAAGAGATTTGCTTATTCTTTCTTTAGTTTCTTTGGATTTTGGTTTTTTTAATTTTTTTATAGTTTCTTCAGAATGACATTCTACTACACCCAACCCGCCTTTAGGACTTATATTATAACCATTAGGCAACAATGTATTATATTTTAATATCCACTTTTCTTGAGCATTAAATGCATCTTGTTTGGTTTTAAAATATTCTAAAATTTTAATTTCGAAATTTTGTTTTCCGTATTTTTTTATAGATTTTTTTATTAATAATCCGCTGCCAAAATAATTATCGTTTAAATTGTTTGTAGAATGATCCCCTATATATTGTTTTTGATTAATTTTATCCGTTATAATATACACATAATAAAACTTTTTCATAATATTTTTATAATATATATCTAAATTTATTAATACTAAAATGATTACGAAAAATAAAAAAGATAAGATCATATCATTGCCAATCTCTAAACTTATTGATACGAAATATAGGGAGTATGCCGTATATGTACTTGAATCTAGAGGAATTCCAAATTTTTATGACGCATTAACTCCGGTTCAACGTTATATTTTAATGAATGCTCCTGCATCATTTCAAAAAACCTTAACACTTGTTGGAAAAGCAATTCAAGATGGTTATCACCATGGAGATCGTTCTTTACAAGGAGCTATCTCAAAATTAGCAAGACCATTTGGAGCAGGTTTGCAAGTACTTGAAGGATATGGATTCTTTGGATCCGAAGTTTGTCCAGAACCCGCTGCAGCAAGATATACATCAGTTAAAATATCCAATAAAGCAAACGACATTTTAAAGAAATATAAAGTACTTACAACTAAAGAACCTGAAGGGCCTTATCATCCGTTTTGGATGGATATTCCTATAGGATTAACTACCCCAATTGTAGGTCTTGCTGTTGGTTATAAAACCACGATACTTCCACGAAAGTTAGAAGATATTCAAAAATATTTAGAAGGAAAAATAAAACACCTAAAGCCATACTTTATAGATTTTGATGGTGAAATTTCTAAGTATCATGGTGTAGATAACTCTTGGATTATCTCTTCAAAAATAAATGTTGTAGGAAACAGAATAGAAATTCGCGGAATTCCCCCAATTTTAAAATATACTTCTGCTCTTAAACGACTTGATTTCTTGTTCAATAAGTTTGAAGGTAGTGTTAGAATATTAAATAATTCTAATACGAAAGTCAACATCGACATCGTTTACGTTGGAAAGAAGCAAGATGAATGGAAAGAGATCACTGATTTTGCAAAGAAAGTTTTTTCAATAATTGTCAAAGAGATTCCTGTATTCGTTAAAGATGGGCAAGTATTAGTTTATGATTCAGTAGAACAATATCTTGATGACTATCAATGGCAATTAAAACGATTGTTATATCATCACCTCTTATATCAAAGAGATTATACATCTAAAGAACTTGAATTTAATATTGCAAAAAAGAAATTCATCGAATTTGTTTTAGCAAAAAAGAGAACTGTTCAAGAATTAGATGAGTTTTTAACTCCATATAAAAACTTTTCATTAACTGTACGATTAGAAAGTTTAACATCCAAAAAATTTACTAAAACAGAATTAGACAATACTGCTAAGTTAATTGAAGAGTTAACAAAAGAATTAAAACAAAAAGAAAAAGAGTTAAAAGAAGCTAAAGCTGATTTTGAAAAGACAGAGGATCCAACCCTAAAGAGAGGAATTTCATCTAAAAAGGTTGATGTAGATTTATTTGATATTGAAGACATCAAAGAAGTGGATGGAATTTATATATGGGATGGAGAAGATATTTATGTTGAAACTGAAAAAGAAGAAGAAAGTGAGGAAGAGCAGGAAGAAATAGAATAAATATAAAAATAAGTTTATTCTATGGCCATTTCTGATATTTTTAAACCTAAAACAGAAGAAGAAATAGATAGAGAATATCGAAGACGTTTTCAAGAAGAACATGGATTTGATCCATTTGATTATGATAATGAAAGACTTCCTGCGGATTTAAATGATGTTTTTGCGCAGTATTATAAATTAACTCATAAAAGAGATGGTTCTGTAAAATATTCCAGAGTTGATTATGACTCCACTAAAAAATTTGGTAATACACTTGACGAAATAAAACCAAAATTTGATCTTGAACCCCATAACTACAATATTTTTGGACAAGAAATAAATGAATCTAAAGTTCGTTTTGAAGACTATATTTTAATATTAGATAGATTACTTGAACGCCAAGGACTTTCATCTAAAGAAAGAGATGCTATCTTTAACGATCCAAATAATATAGATTTAATATCTAACTCTTTCGAAAAAAGAGTTCACCCTAGTATAATTTTAAAACAATTAGATAAGGAACCTGTTAGAGCAATGTATGCTTCTTCATCTGAAGTAACTGAAGCAGTAAAAGGACGAAAAATTTTATCTCCACAACAACAAGCAGATTTAAATAAAAACATTCCTCTATCTAAGGGCAAAAAATATGCTGTAGACTTCTTAAAATCAGTTGGTTTATTGCATATTAGTACTCCTCTGCAATTAAAAAGAGGAACTCTGATATTCTTAGATCCTAAAAATAATGTGGAATGGCAAATTTCTGGAACCGGATATTTAAGAAAACGAAATTTAAATAAAAAAGGAGTTTATTTGGGTCCTGAATGGCAAATGATATATTCTCATTTCCCGCCTCAATATCAACAAGGAGGCAAAAAATTTTTACAGGATGATGAGTATATGGATATGGCCGAAAAATTATCAGAAAAAATTCGAGGAGACAGAGCCAGAAAAGAAATCACCTTCAGAAAATCATATGTCGATCGACTTTATAGACTTTTAAATGATGAAATTAAAGAAAAACTTATTCCATTACACGCACGAAGTCGTTATAATGAATGGGAATGGGAAGTTACTAAAGAAGAAGTTGCTGAAGCTGTAAAAAAATTACATGACAAATATGTCAAATGATTTAACTCCTGGCCAAGACTATGCCGTTAAATTTTTAACGTCCAAAGGATTTAAATTAATAAGTTCACCAGTTCAATTAAAAAGAGGAAACTTGGTATTTGATGATCCATTAGGAAATAAATGGGGAATTTTTAAGAATGGAGGATATATTCGTAAACAAACTCCTAAGGCAGATAGATGGGGAGTTGTTTTTAGACAATCAGGCGCAGGTGCAAGCCAAATGGATGATGATCAATATATGGATTTAGCTGAAATGATTTCTGTAAAATATAATGCTGACTCAAGAAAAGAACAAAAAGGAAAAGAAACATTAGGAAAATTTCATAAAAAGGTATACATGTATGATGTTCGTAAGTATCGTGATGGTTTAAGAGTAAAATTCGGAACAGTATTTGTACCATTTACAGAAATTAGAAGAGCCCTTAATACTCTTGTAAAAGAAAAATTTAACGATAGTTTATCCATTAGTCAATCACATAACTATTCAGCACGTTATGATAGTGATGCTTATTATGAAAATATTTTAGAAATAACCGGAATGCGGGAGCGAGATGAAAGAGTCAAAGGTAACAATCCTATTTATATGAGGATATTATATTATAATAATTCAAGTGATATAGGATTCACAGATGCTTTCAAACAATACGGAGACTTTATTCATAATAAACAAACATGGAATAAGAAAGAACGTTTCGAATAAAACTTTTTAACTCTTTGTGCATAATAACAATAAACATTTTATTATGGCAAAGACAGTTGAATTTAACGTTAAAAGTTCTAAATCATTTACATCATATTTAAGAAAATTTGCAGCAATAGATAATACAGTTCTATTTGAGGCTGATTTAGCTAATGCGAGATTTGTCGCTAAATCACCGAACGAAGAACGTTCAATCGTCAAATACGCAGTTCTTCCATTTTATGATGCAGGATTTGAAACCAAAGACAAATCTACTATTCGTATTAAAATCGGGGTTTATAACATTTCCAGACTTATAAAAATCATTGATCAATTTGGTGAAAATTTTGAATTCGTCATTAAATATGATGAAGTAATTGGAGCTAATAATCAAAAAGATTTTGCAGCGCTTTCAATCTTGATCAAAGATAATGAATTGAAATTTAATACCGAATGTACTTCTCTAAATATCTTTAAATACATATCAGATAATCTTTATGAGAATACTATTCGAAAGATAAACGAAGTTACATCTTTCCAGCTTTCTAAGGAAACAATTGAAAAGGTAAGAGCTCTTTCTGAACTCGATAAAGAATATAAATTAGTTGAGTTCAAAAATGAAGCAGGAAATTTATATGCTAAGGGAAAATCCTTTAAATTCTTAATATCTCCAACATCAAGTCCTGATTCAACTCTTGATTTCTACAAAGAACAATTTGAAAAAGTTGATGTAGAAAATTGTAAGGTTATTATGGGAGCAGACAGAATGTTGTTTAGTTCTGATGATTCAATAACTGAGACAATTATTTCTAAAGTTGAAGGTAACGACAAATTTGAAGAAACTGTTGAGGACTTTTAGTAAATGAGAGACTCTAGTATTGATGATCACGCAATGACCCAAATATTGGGTTCAAGCGATATAAAACGGGAATTTATAGATAATCATTTATACTGTGTCAGCGGACATAGACATGATGAATTTATATTAGATGGTTCTATAAATAAACGTAAAAGATATGACCGATTATTACAATCATATCTTAATACTGTTACTGATGAATTTCCTACTCACAAAGATTTTTGGTTGTATCGAATACAACTATATGCTGATGGATGGGTTGATGTTAAACCTAAACCGCCTAAGAAGCAGAAAACACCTACTAATTGGGGGTTTTCATATGAACCTATAAATGATTATTTAAATAGCTTACCTGAAAAAATCGCTAATAAAGCTTATAATATTTTAAAAGAAGCTGACTTTCATGAAATTTATAGTTTAATTTATTCTGCAGAAAGTGTTCATGATATTGTAGAATACAAAGATCAAATATTTACTCCCGATTCCACTTTAAATAAATTATTCAATGTAAAAGATGATGGAGGAGGCAGCGGTAGAGGAGAAGCATTAGTTCCATTTTTCGTTAAGAGCCGAACAATGGGTACATCTCAGAAGTTTGATAATTTAACCGAAAGCGGACATAGAGGAGAAATAAAGGCCCCGGCAAAGGGAGCATCGTATAGATTTGGAACAAAGGCTTCTATTGGAAACTATAGATTTTATGCTAACATTCTTAGAGCAAGAAGCGTTCTAAAACATTTGATAAATCAACTTGGATCAGAATTCCAGAAAAATGTAAGTCCAGAATTTAATTCTTTGTCAATGCAGTTTCTTAGAGAAGGGGATTATCGTCATGAGAGACGGGTTATTTCAACTGCGTTAGATAGTGCTGAATTGAATCAAGAAAGATTAACTGCTATAAATTTATGGTTTTTTATGGCTCATATTGAAACAATGAGCTATACTAACTATCCAATAACTCAAAATATTTTTAACAAAAAATATGATGTTAATGGAAATGAAGATCCAAAAAAATTAATAAATGCGCTTAGATCTTTAGATTACGTTAGAGACCCCTTAAAATTTTCAGAAGATATTGATAAAGAAATACATGAGTGTTTTAAGGGGCTTGATTACATAATTATATTTAGAGAAAAAGAAAATCAAATAGTCGTATGCGAATCAGCAGATGACCTAATGATCGATAGTGTTTCTCAAAACGGAATTAAAGTCATCGAAAAGAATCTTCGTAATCGCGAAGATTATCCTAAACAGGCTTTTTTCATTTGGAAAGAAGACCAATCCTCTAATTATTACAATATATTTTGTGATTTAATGGCAAAAATCCCCGTTAAAATATTAGTATAAAACACCCCTCGGGAGATAAATATAAAAAATCTTCCTATGCTTATTCCATATTCATATCGAAAAGGGGCAGATAATAAATTGGCCACATTTTATTATTTCAATACGGATAGTGAACAATATGCAGTAAGATTTTATCATTTAGGAGAAATTCAAAGTAAGAAAAAATTAATGAATTGTTATTCTATTGCCTTCATGCTTAGCAAGCCAAATGGTGATACACTAGTTATTAATAAAGGTTTGTTTTATAGGGTAATATCGACAGTTATAACTATTCTAAAAGAATTTATGGCTGAAAAGAATCCATTAAAGATTTATATTAGTCCAGTAGAAAATTTCAGAAAGGATCGAAGAAGATTTCGTATCTATAAATATTATATAAAGAAGTTATTACCTTTGGATTATAGGGCTAAAAGAAAGTTCCTAAGCCACACTTTTATACTGGAAAAGTGTTAAAAATTGTTAAAATTTAACTTTTTTTGAAAAAAACTGCAGAAAAATTTTTTACTGTCGTAGAAATGTGTTATATTTACTGAGTAATTCAATTAATAACTTAACACACACATACAATGGCTAAGACAAATTTATTCGAAACCGCAAAAGCAAACAGCACGAAAAAAGCAGTTGAAAAACACGAAATCGTAAATCGTCCGGACCTTGCTGAATCAGTAAGCAAAATGACCGAACTTAACGAGAAAATAGCTGCCCTTGAAGCTGAAAGAGAAATCCTCGATTCACAGCTTCGCGAAGCTGGAAAGGAAGCAATGATCGATCTTTATAATTCAAAGAAAAGCTTCCCTGGTACCCTCAAGATTGTTGCCGGAAACGGAACATTCATGTTCATCACCTCAGACAGGTATAAGAAAATTGATGAGGAACAGTTCAACGAGCTTGCCAAGACTTATGGTAAGGACCTGGTTGAAGAATCAACAGTTTTTTCTTTCAACACCGCTATCCTTATGAAGCATATGGAACACATTTCCGACCTGCTTATGGGAAGCAAGAAACTCTCTGATGAGGAAAAAGCCGCCCTTCTTACCAGCGAAACTTCTTACACAGTGAAGAAAGGTGTTATCAAATCTCTTTTCTCTTTCAAAGGTGTGAAGAAAGTTGACACAATCGTTGAAGACATACAGCCGGTATTCTCCATCAAATCAGTACAGAAAGAATCGTAAGTTGTTTTCCATATGTATTGTGAAGTTTAGGGTTCCAGAAATGGAACCCTTTTTATTTAAAAAAGTTTTAAAAAATTTTCCCATATCAAATATTTTTATTATATTAGCACTATAATTAAAACACACACCAATGAGTAGGACAAAGGAATTTTACCACGACGTAATCAACGCACACCCGGTTGAAGACCTTGTTGATGATGCATACTTCTTTGAAAGATGGAAAGAGCAGCAGGCTAAAATGACTGCTTCACGTCTTCAGGAAGAATGGGAAAATGGTCAGGAATTCATGCAGGAATTTAACGAAGCTTGCGAACAACTTGATCATGAGTATAATGGTATTCAGCGTGATATTGAAGAAAGTGAACTTCCATCATTTATGCACCCAAGACTATGAAAAGGAATTTATATGTTTGCAATTATAAGGCTCAAAAAGAATTAGACGAGATAGACTTCGATCTTTATGAGTCATTATTTCCGAGATGGAGTGAAAATGATGAAGAACATCCAGAGCAAATCACAGTTTTTCCGAATGATGAACCATTGTATTGGGTTGGTGAATCTCATCCAATACACATTGAAGAGGTCATTAAAGTCCTTAATGACATGAAGGAAAAAGGATGCAATTATGTCGAAATCATGTATCACACTGATCATATAGGTTATGTTTTTACCGGTTTAGATGTTCATATAGCTTCTGAAAAAGAAATAGCTAAACATGAAGAAGACTCTAAAAATAAACGTAATGCGGAAATCAATAGGCGTATTGCTCAGTTGGAAGCTGAAATTCAAAAATTAAAGAAATGAGTTATACATCTTATAAATACATTTACCCGCCCAGACCTGAGAACATGATACATCCTTCAGGATTGACAAAGTTTGAAGATGGTACATTTTTGGGCCAACCAAAACTCAATGGTAGCTCTATGCAAGTTTACACTGACGGCAAACAAGTAGTTATAATGAATCGTCATAAAAAACCACTTGCCCATAAAATGGATTTAAACGAACTTAAAGCCCTTCATCGTGGAAAAGGCTGGATAGTTCTTTGCGGGGAATACATGAATAAGAGCCAGGCCGACGAAAACAACGAGGCATGGAATCATAAATTCGTTATATTTGACATCTTAGTTTATGAAGGGGAGCATCTTCTCAAAACAACTTTTGAAGAAAGATATGAGCTTCTTCGTAAATTATACCCCGACAATCCTGTTAAAAAACACCTTCACCAAATATCTGAAAATTGTTTTCGTGTAAACTCAGTTAGGTATGGTTTTACAAATATCTTTCATGACATTACACGCTATCAGATGTATGAAGGATTTGTTTTGAAATTGGGTAGTGGAAAATTGGAAAATGGAACAACAGAAAAGAATAATGTTAAGACACAAATAAAGTGTCGCAAAGCAACTAAGAATTACGCATTTTAAACTACACACATGACAACAAAATTTACAAATGCTGATAGGCACAGATACTACGGACTCCGAATTGGAGACTTAGTACAAATAAAGACAGGTGTTTTTTCCAAACCAAAAAATGCTGAAGTAATTGATTATGGATTGTTGGACAACAATCGAGTCATATTAAAACTTGACGATGGAACTGAAACCTCTTGGGTTGCTGAATGGTGTGAAATAGTTGAAAAAGTTGAAGATCGTGTACAATGATAAAGCTTGTAAACATAGAGATGAACGGGATTAAATACGAGAATTACATCCTTATTGAAAATATTCATGATTTGAATGAATATTACGAAGAGTTTCGCAAGCCTCAAGTTTACCGTGCGTTTGATGGAGTAAGAAATCCAAGAGAAGAAACAAGGCTTTCCAATTTTATGATAAGTGATTCTAAAGTAAAATATGGAACTGAAGCCATGGCTATTGGAAATTTCATCAGACTACTTGGAAATGTTTACACTGATCAACTAAGAAACTTATTAGATGGAAATCTATTAGTGTTAAATTACATTGGTGGATATTTTCCATTAAGACCAAAAGATCAGTACAAAATTGAACAAGTTATTCCAAAAACACATAAAATTCTTAAACCAAAATTTTTTTAACATGAGTAAAAAGGATAAAAGCGAGAAGAAAGACAAATCTGCATTTGGAATTCGCCCATATAAGCGTATCATGATCGCAAGAAAAATGATGGGTTTGTGGTTTGAATTTCCAATGATTGATCGTATGGATAACGATCCAGATGAATTCTTTCGTCAAACTCAAGATCATTATTCCCGCAAATGGGGTGCTAAAAATGTTCGTCTAAGACTTTATTGGGAGGATGAACTTTATACAGGTCAAGGCAAACAATTAAAGTAAAAGTCATGAAAGTATCAATAGAAGATTGGCAGATAACAATGCTCAATCAAGTTCAGGGCAAATTACTTCTTAATGGAGATAGAATCTTCAAAGTGATAAGCTTTAAAGTTGAAGAAGGTTTAAGAGGGTCGTACTTGACAGAGATGGTAATGACTGCTTATCATGATGAAGGCCGCTTTATCGGTACATTCAAAGAAGCTACATGTGAAGAATTCATAAAAAATAAAAACAATTTCTACACATGGAGAAACAATTGGGAAAATTTCAAGTTACAACTAAAAGCTTATAATTTGAAAATAATTCCCCTTGCCCTACCACAGAATCAAATAGGACAAAATCATCACAATGAAAACCAAACGCCAAGTCATGAGTAAAAAAGAAAAGCAAAAGCTAAAGGACGATATGATTGTATTGGAAAAATTACTCCTGATACGAACTCTCGATAACGGCCATAAGCTGTTTAAAAAATTCAAATTTGACGATCAAGAATTTTTAGTTTGTAAAAATTGACCTCAATTTCCGACATATTAAAACCAAAATCTTTGGATGAATTAGCTGAAGCAGTTAAAAAAATGCATCCATTTGATTTTGTGGACAAATTTCGTCGTCGCAGTATCAAAGGAATGAAGATTGGATTTAAGAAACAGGTCACTTATTTCTTAGCTGTTACCTACATCAAGTATTTTTCAAAAATTTACTGGCCTATATGGGGTATTTGGATTGTTTTGATGGTTTACTTCCCACTATGATCTCGGCTTCTTTAAATCTTTATAGCACGTTGGGTTGAAAAACATCAAAACTTCGAGAGGCTCATGAAATGCGTAGACAGTTTGAAGAACATGAAAGACAATTACGTCAACGGCAACAAGAATTAGATATATTAAGAGGAAATTTAAGAAATCTATAAAAACTTTATATCTTGGTTCATATAAAATATATTAAAAATTATGTCGCCATTTAAATTTGAACTGGCCAAGATAAATCCATACGAATGTTCGATTGAGGAACTTGAAAAAGAAATCGCAAGATTAAAAGCTTTAAAAGAGGAATACTTCAATCTCGAACAGTCAATCAAAATCTTTATTAACTCGGTTTACGGAGCATGCGCGTCTCCATTCTTTGTTGGATATAACATACACGTTGCCGAAGCAGTAACTCTTCAAGGTCAAGACCTCATTAAATACGCCAATAAAGTATTGGACGAATATTTTATTCACATGTGGCATAAAGATACTGAACTCCATCAGAAATTAGGTTTAACTTATGCCAATCCAATTCAAGAAAGAACAGTTGTTGTTTATAATGATACTGACTCAACATATATTACGTTCGACCCCTTATTAAAATCTTGTGATGCTCCAACTGAAAGAGATGGTATTATTGATTTCATCCTTAAAATTAAAGAATTAAGATTAAATGAGTATCTCTCGGTCAAGTTTGATGAATATGCAAAAGAACGAAATACAAAAGACCTTCAAAATCTAGAGTTAGAGAAAATATCGTATAGCGCCTTAATGTTGGCCAAAAAGAAGTATATTCTTGACATAGCTTGGAAGGACCCAGGAGTACGCTATGATCCCCAAAAGAAGGTTACACCAACAGGCGTGGAGATCGTTCAAGGTTCTACTCCTAAGTTTGCAAGAAAAGTATTAAAAGAGATGCTTAATGTACTTTTTGAAAAAGGAAAAACATTAGAGTATGGCCAAGTTGTTAAGAAGTTAAAAGAATACAAAGAACAATTTGTCTTACAAGACCCAGATGATATTTCTAAAACAATGTCAATTGGTGATTATGAGAAATATGTTTTACAAGATAGAAAGGAATTAAAGATTGGAGACAAATGTCCGATAAATGTTAGAGCAGCAGCACTCTATAATCACATATTGTTTAATACCAAATGGAAAGGTAAATATAATTTGATCAAAACTGGTGATAAAATAAAATTTTACTACTCAAAAGGAGAACATGATATTTTTGGATTTTTACCAGGAGATTATCCATATGAATTTGCGCTTTCAATTGATTATGATAAACAGTTTGAAAAGATTATAGTAGAGCCATTTAATAGATTTATCGAACCATTAGGATTTAATCCAATACCTGGAAACTTAATATATGCCAAAAGTCTCTTCTGACATAGTACAAAGAATGTGGGAAACCAAACATGAGTTAGCATTAGTGAGAGAATCAATGTTACTTCTGTGGTGTAATTTTGAAGCCTCCTATCCTCATTCTCCCATTTCAATCGCAGAAGAGGACACAAAACTAAGGTATTATGAAAACCAATTAGTTGGTGAAAGATTTAGAATAAAACCTTGGAATCCAGCCTATGTCTAAAAGTATAAGTAACATATTAAAACCCAAAACAAAAAGACAAATAGAAGATTCTGTTTGTGAAGAATATGGTATTGAAGTTTCTTCTAGAAAAGAAATAAAAAAGGTGATGAATTTACTAAAGATAGTAGATTTTATTCATACGGATGCCAAAGATGATGATCATGTGGTGTATGTTAGTCTTACTTTTCAAGAAGTTGACAACCCATCAGATATTCAAATACAAACGCATCATAGTTTTGATATTGATGGAGGTGAATATCATTTTGAAATAGAAAGTGTTAGAGAAATAAAATCGGTTTTATGTAATCATAAAATTTATCTACTTCATCCTATATGGAACTGGGAAGAAATATACAAAAAGGTTATTGAAGAAATAGTCTTGGGAGCTGAGGTTCAAAGTGCAAACATAAATAGCGATAAGGAATTAGCTTTTAGAATAATGGCTGCTTGCAATTCTATCGCAGCAAACACACGAAGAGGGCCTGGGGATTTTATAATAGCAAACAAAAAAACATTAAAACGAATTTCCAAATATTTGAATCATATTAATATTGTTGAAGATAATATGTTTTCGGATAAGGTTATATTAGTTGGCAGAAAAACACAAATGATGGATAGAGGAGTTCATTTGGTAAAAAATAAAAGATTTTATAACATAGCTGATATAGGTGATTTAAATAAGTATTATATTTGTCTAAATTATTTTGACAAAGATGACATTTAATTATTTTGACTTAAAGAGCCATACAATTTTTGAATTGACAAATGACAAAGAAAAAATACATCTATTATGGGAATTGAAGCAAGAAATGAACATGTGGGCTCACACACCTATAGGTTCTCCGCAAGAATTTCAAATGATAGGTAAAAAAATAGCAAGTATAGAAAGAGAAGCATCACAAATTTTAAAAAATGAGTAACTTAGAAGGAAAAGATCAATCAAAAGATATACTGGAGTTAATAACTCCAGAGATTCAAGCAGAAATGGAATCTATTTGGTTTACTGCGGACATACATCATGGTCACCCAAAGATCATCGATATATGTAATCGTCCTGTGTTTTTGGATCAAAAAGTGTTAGAAGCTTTTTCCCCCGAAGATAGAAATCTTAAGAATAAGATTTATAAAGAACTTTTAGATAGAGCCCATAATGAATGGCTTATAAAAGAAGTTATTAATAAATGGGTTAAAAAGAGAGATACTATATTCTTTATTGGCGATTTATCAATGGCCAAAAGAGATGAAGCTGAAAAATTTATTGACCGTCTTAATGGGAATAAATTTTTAATTGAAGGAAATCATGATAGAAATATTCTTCATAGCTCCACAAGATTTTCTCAGATAACTCAGATTAAAGATTTTACATTTTCAAGAGATGGACTAAACATTCATATAGTTTTATGTCACTATCCATTTGTTTCTTGGAATCGTAAACCCCATGGTTCTTGGCATGTTCATGGATTACCATGGAATTTATATGGTCATGTTCATGGAAGATTCAGAAATGATGGTCTTTCTTTTGACGTAGGAATTGATAATCCAGAATTATTGACTTTTACTGGTGGTGTTCACCGTCCATTAAACTTATTTGAAATTGTAAAAATAATGGAAGAAAGACGTAAATGGATTGAAGATGAAATGACCCGTGCAGAGCATGGAATTTGTGCTTGAATAAATAAAATAAATAATACATTATGGCTTTAATAGATGATGTTTTAAAACCAAAATCTAAAGACGAAATAGATGATCTTGAAAGAAGAGGATTTCGTAAAGATGGTGGTAAATGGAAATTTAGAATCGATATTTCTCCATTAATTAAAGCATTTGAAGAAGATGATGATACTGAGGCGTTTAGACAAGGACTAATTTCTTTATTAGAAGAAAAATACAATGACATTGGACTTTATGCTGGCGAAGATGAACAAAGCAATTTTCAAAATATCATCGATGAATTTCAAATGCTAGATCCAAATCCATCACCAGATGAAGCAGATCATGTAATGGAAATGCTTTATGATTGGGCAGACAATAATGATGTCTGGATCGATTCTTTTTAAAATAATCCGATTTAATGAAATTAGTAGCTGAATCATTAACTGATGTTTTAAAACCAAAACCACAAGAAGAAATTGCAGATATTACCTCCCAAGTATTGACTAGGGCTACTAATGAATTTGATTCTATAGAACAGCATATTGCTGATTTAAAAAAATTGAAAAGAAGTATGCCTAAAGATGTGTGGTTTGGAGATCATGCTCAAACACATGATCGATTGCTTGCAGCTTTTTATGATTTACCAGACTATTTTCAAACTAAATTTGCTGATAGATTTGAAGAACTCCATCAAAAGATAGATCGAATATTATGAAAAAAATATTTTGTTATATTTTTGAATTTATTTTAATAAGTTTCTTGGCAGGATTTTTCTATCATTTAGCATTATTGTTTATTCATACATTTGCACAATTATTTGGAAATGCCCAATTCGAACATTCTCTTTCTGAACATATTTCATCCGTTGCTATAACACTAGTTTTATTAATAATTTGTATTAAATTTTGTAAGGTTAGATCCAAAACTTGTGATGACAAACATCATAATATTAATAAAATTAGAGAATAGATGGCAAAGAAAAAAGAAGAATCAACATCATTTTCAAAGTTAAATGATCTTTTGAATAAAATAGCCCCCGACGGCGAAATAATTGATGTAAACCCGATAGGTAAAATCGACGAATGGATTCCTACTGGTTGGTATATTTTGAATGCTGCATTAAGCGGATCTTTATTTGGCGGAATGCCTAATCGACGTTCGCTTGGATTAGCAGGTGAAGAAGGAACAGGCAAAACTTATTTAGCTCTGAGTATTTTCAGAAATGCTCAAAACATGCAAAAACCTTATGATATAATTTATTTTGATTCAGAAGGTTCCATTGATAGAGATTTTGTATCTCGTTTAGGTGTCGACACAAGTCGTTTTCGTTTACAACCTGTAAACACTATTGAAGAAGTAAATCACATCTCATCAAAAATTATTGAATCTATAGAAGATGCCATTAAGGCGGGACAAGAACCCCCAAAAATTGCTATAGGTTTGGATTCTTTAGGAAACCTTTCCTCAGTTAAAGAATTGCAAGACTCTGTAGATGCAAGTGATAAAAGAGATATGACTAAACAGCAACAAGTTCGTAAACTATTTAGAGTAAATGGAATGAAATTTGCTAAATATGGAATTCCATTTATTGTCAACGCACATGTTTATGAAAAAATTGGTTCATATGTTCCTGGAAAAGAAGTTTCTGGTGGTGGTGGATTGAAATATAACGTTTCAATAATGTTCATGCTCACTAAGAAGAAATTAGATGACAAGGAATCTGAACAGAATGCAAAAGATAAAAATATTGAAGCTGTTAGAGTTGGTGTAACCATCGTGGTAACTCCAATTAAACAGAGATTTGCAAGACCAATCCGAATCGAAATTCATATTCCATTCTATAAGAAACCCAATCCATTTGTAGGTTTAGAAAAATTTACATCATGGGATTCTTGTGGTATAATGAGAGGAAAAGCATTAACTGAAAAGTTATATGAAAAACTAACCGATGCTGAAAAGAAATCATGTCGTGAATTTGAAGGTCCTAATGGTGAAAAAATGTATGCACAACCAAAGGACACGGCAAGAACTCTTGTATGCAAACATCTAAAAGGAGAAACTGCTTTAACGGATTTGTTTACGGATAAAGTATTCACACAGGAAGTTCTACATGAATTAGACGAAAAAGTAATTAAACCTATTTTCATGCTTCCATCAATAGATTCTTTAGAAGACTTAGCAGAGTTAGAAGAAGATATGAATATTGGTGATGAAACCCCTGAACTTAATGAAGAAGATTAATAAGAAACAAATCAAGATAAAAAATCTTCTTGGTATTGTTGACAACCCCACCCTTGAAGATCTTCTATTTGAGATAGTTACATTTTTAGAAGACGAAGGAAGAACCGAATTTAAAAAATGGGATGTAGCCATGAAGACAAGATGTCGCATTGGATCCTCTGTTGAAGAGGATCTTAATGCCCTTGTCGATAAGGGATATATTTCCCATAATAAATATACGATGTATACTTTATTGAAGCATCCATGGTAATGCAAACCTCAAAAGATTTGGCTTTTAAATCATTTTGTGATGGATTTAAAATGAAAGCTTATTGGAAAAATTATAGAGCCAAATTATCTGATAAAGATGAGGATGAACAAATAAAAGAATTTCTTCAAGATCATTTTGAACATTGGTGGTCAACATGGTATAGCGGAAATGATCATAGAGAATGTTTTCAATCAAAACAAAGTGTTTTTATAGATGGAAAGCGCTACATTCAAGCAGAATAATAATCAAACTATTATTTCAGGAATGGTTTTACCATTTAGCGATCAGCCTAATGGTAATGGAAGAATTTATAATCCAGACTGCATTACTACAGAAGTATTAGATGAATTTAAAAAAGAAATTAAAGAAGGTAACGCGCTTGGAGAAAATTTTATATATGGTCATGATCTTTTAGAAACAACGGAGAGTATTCTGTTAACCAACGTTTCTCATATTGCAACTAATATTGAGAAAACTGAAAAGGGATTAATAGGCGAAATTAGATTGTTAGCAACTCCTCAAGGACAAATAATAAAGGAACTCTTGCATTGGAAATCTTTATGCATTCGCCCAAGATGTACGGGAGTTGTTCACGAAGATAAAACAGTAACTATAGATAAAATATTATCTATTGACATACTCAGTTCTTATGATGATACGTTTAATCCTGATAGTTATCGAAATAGAAGATATAGATTGTCTTGTGCACCTAATGCAAGGAATAAAAATGTCAGATATAAATTATCTGAAAATAAAGAAGAAGCTTAAAACCGAGCTTCTTTTTTTGCATAAAATCTAAAACAATATTTATGATTAACGCCTATCAAGAAACTATATTTTATCATTACATTCTTAGCAATCCAACATTCTTAAATACAACAAAACCTGAATTCTTTTCGACACAAACATTAAAGGATTTATTTTCAATTGCTAAAGAACATGCTTTGAATTATAATTCAGCTCCATCAATGGAGCAAATGTCTGAATTAGTTCGAGTAAAAGGCTTTGGCGAAAAATATTCTCAAGATGTAATTGAAGCTCTTTATAATACTCAGGAGCAATTAAAGCAATATGATCAAGAATGGCTTCAAGATAACATTGGTCCTTGGATTCAAGTAAGAAACCTTGATAATGTTATGAGAAGAGCTGTTGCTTTTCTTAAAATAAACAAGCCAACAGCTGAAAATGCTTCTGAAGTTGTAGAAAAGGTTCGTCATATGATGACAACTGAAACTGCTATTGATTTTGGTTTTAATTTAGGAGCAGACTTTTTTGATGCAACCGCCCACTCTCAAAAGAGATTAGCAAGAACCCCAACCGGCTATCCATACATTGATAAGTGTTTAAAGGGTGGATGGTGGAAAGGTTCATTAATTGTTTTCCTTTCTGGTCCAAAGGCAGGAAAATCTATGTGGATGTGTAACTTAGCCGCCCACTCGGTTTATAATGGTTACAATACAGCATATATTACACTCGAACTTCAGCAAGAAATTGTTAACATGCGTATTGGATCCAATATGTTAAATGTTGCATTAGATGATTATGAAGAATTGGCGAAAGATCAAGATTTACTAAAAAGAAAATTATCTGATTTAAAACAAAATGCTCTAAGACCATTAGGAAAATTACACGTAAAGGAATTCCCTTCTTCAACGTTATCAGCAAATGATTTACGTTCTTACCTTGTAAAAGCACAAGATATGTTAGGATATAAATTCGAAAACGTATTTGTTGATTACATAAACATTATGAAGAACTGGAGAAATCCTAATTCCGAAAATCTTTACATGAAAATTAAACAGATTAGTGAAGATCTAAGAGCCGTAGCACAAGAAGAACAATGGGCTATTATTTCTCCAACACAAACAAACAGAACAGGATGGGATACGACAGATTTAACAATCGCAAACGTTTCGGAGTCAGGAGCTTTGTTACATACTGTTGATGGATTATTTGGCATTGTCGTTAATCCTGAAATGAAATCACGTGGAGAATTTTATTTAAAATATCTTGCTGACCGTGTTTCTGGTTTAGAGAATACAAGAAAGAGATTTGAATTTAACAGGAAATACGCCCGTATTGATGAAGATATGAATGCACAAATCGAAGATATGGATATAATTGCTGCAACGGTAGGTGGGTGGAGAGACAAAAAAATTGCAAGTGCACAACATGGACAAGGACAGATAGCGGCAACTATAAGCAAAACATTACCTGAACACAACGAACCTCCAATTACAGGCAGAGCATTATTTCCTGATGAAGGAAAATAAATAGCAAAAACTGTAGATGAAATATTTTGATTTAGATGACGAGGAATATAATATGAAAGATGATAAAATAATCAATAATTCTTACAATTCAGGTGATATTGAATATGAGAATTTTACGATGCCTATGAAGGTAGATGATAGAGTATCAGATCTTTATAGCGATACAATTTCTGATAATCTTGTGGAAGAAAGAACAAATAAGCTTTTAGACGAAAAAATCTATGAGTTATTTAAACAATCCCCGTTCTACGAAAAATATAAAAATCCAAAGAGAGTTGACAAAAATGATTTAGTAAAAATGTATTATTATTTTAAAGAAAGACTATTAAAAGAACATACATTTTCGTCAACACAAATATTCATTGGATTTGCAGAATTTTTTCAAATTAATTATGACCAATTGTATTCAGAAGTTGGTGTTTTAGATAAGGAAGGTCTTTTACGGGAATTAAATGAAAAGTTTAATCTCAATAGAAAAATCAAAACCAAAAAGCTTTTTTAGTTTATAATTTCTAAACAGATTTTGATGATGGAAGAGGAAAAGAATTATGAAGTTCCAGTTCAAAATATTGATTTTAAACGAATATTTTTACTATCCGACCTTCATTTTGGAGTGAGAGCAAATTCCCTTGAATGGTTAAATAATCAATTGTTATTTTTTGATCAATTTTATTTTCCTTTTCTTGAAAAAAATGTAAAGAAAGGAGATATATTTTTCATGTTGGGTGATTGGTTTGATAATCGTCAACTACTCGATGTTAATGTTATAAATAAAGCTGTGGATATTATTTATAGAATTTCACAGATTTTACCAGTTTATTTAATGACTGGAAATCATGACATTTATAAGAAAAAAGAAACAGATGTTAATTCATTAATTGCTTTTAGATTTATTCCTAATGTGACAATTTTTGAAAAACCTTGTATCATAACAAACAATAAATCAAAAATTCTTATTCTCCCTTGGATTGGTGAATCAACAGATGAAGAACAATATGCAAGAAAAAATGCAGGAAATGCTGAATACATTTTTGCACATACCGACATGGCAGGATTTAAATATGATAATGGCCACAGCATTGTAAGAGGAGTAAACTTAAGAGATATTAAGGGATATAAAAAAATATTTTCAGGACATATACATAAGAGACAGGAAATTGACCACATGATGTACATAGGTTCCCCCTATCATACAAAACGTGGAGATATAGGAAACAAAAAGGCTGTTTATGTTTTTGATCCTGATAATGATAAAATTGAATTTTTTGAAAATAATTTATCGTCTGTATTCCAAAGAATTCGTTTAGAAGATCTGATGGAATGGACATTAGAATATGCATCACAAGTATTAGCGAATAATTATACTGACATTATAGTTCCAGATAAATACATTCATTTGTTTAATTTAACTAAGTTTATAGAACTTCTACATGGATGTCCATACAAAAAGATTGAAACAACGGGTGAAAAAGTTAAAACTGATGATGACTTTGTTGGTATTATAGATGGAGAAGATATTAAAGATATTTTAACTCTTCTTGAAATGAGTATAAGTGATTTAAATTTAACTACTGAAATGTTAGTTAAATTAAAAATGCTGAATAAAGAATATTATACGAAAGCTTCTACTGAAGAAACCGTTATTGCAGATTTAGAATATGAAACTGAAGAAAATTGAATGGCGTAATATAGGACCTTATGGAAATAAACTCCAAGAATTAGAATTTTCTGATAGCGGAGGTTTATGGATGGTTACTGGCAAAAATGGTAATGGTAAATCTTTTGTTGTTAATCTTCCAAAGATTCTTTATTATGGAAGATTAGATAAGTTTAAGAAAGATGACATTGCTAATCGATTAAATAAACACGGATGGATTCGTGGAGAAATTCAAGTAAATCCTACGACTACAGTACAAATTGAGAGATGGTTATCTCCTCAAGATTTAATTGTTTATAAAGATGCAGGTGATGGTCCTGAAGATATTGGAAAGGCTGTTTCAAAGAATTATCAAGATTATATTGATATGGAAGTCACTGGCTTGCCTTACCACATTTTCTCGAACATTATATCATTAAGCGTTAATGATTTTAAATCTTTTATTTCAATGACCCCAGGTGATAAGCGAATCATAATAGATAAGCTTTTCGCAATGGAGGTTATAAACCAAATGAACAAACTGGTTAAAGAGGATCTTCGCAAAATTAAAACTGACATAACATTATTTGACCGAGAAATCCAATCCCTTAAAAATACTATCAAAACTGCATCTAAAGAACTTGAAGAATTAAAAACAAAAATCAATCAGGATAATACCGAACAAATAAAACAAGTAGTTCAAAAAATGGCTGAATACAAGCCCAAATTAGAGGATGCCTACAAAAAATTAGAAGAGTATACAAAGAAGGAAACAGATATTAAAAAAGCATATGACATTTTTAAGAATCAAAAATCTAATTTAAAGAATGATATTAAAAATCTAAAGAAACAAATAGATTTGTATGATCAAGATAAATGTCCAACGTGTGCAACTCCATTCTCTGAACAAAGATTTGAATTATTAAAAGAAGATCTTCATTCCAAATTTACAGCTAAAAATGAAGAATTGGAATTATTGGTTAAAACAGAAGATCAGTATACTTCTTCTTTAGAAAAAGTTCAAGAAGGCTTAAGAAGAATCAATACGTTTATCATTCAAATAAAAACTGCTTTTCAAGCTCTTCAAAAAGAATTAGACAAACTAAAAAAAGAGAAACCAAAAGAATTTTCTTCAATTCAAAATATCATATCTAAAAATACTATTGAAGTACAAACTAAAGAAACCGAGAAAGTTACATTAGACGAGGATTTTAAATATCGTTCTGTACTTGAACAATTGTACTCCGATGATGGTGTTAAAAAGAAAGTTCTTGAAAGTTATTTACCAACTCTAAATAAAGAGATTGAATATACTCTTCATGAATTACACTTTCCTTATAGACTTCGTTTCAATAATGATTTTAATCCATGCATTGAACATTTAGGAATTGAAATAAATGTCGAAACATTATCGACCGGAGAAAAGAAAAGAGTTGATTTAGCTGTTTTAATTTCAATCATTAGAATGTTAAAACGTAAATACCCTTCTTTAAATATTTTCATGCTTGACGAGGTGTTGTCTTCAATAGATGGTGATGGCATTTACGATATAATTGGGCTGCTCCAGAAGACCTCCAAGGAGCTCCTAATGAATATTTTCATCATTAATCATGCTCCACTACCCATAGAGTATTTTGATTATAAAATTTCTATTGAAAAAAGAGATGGATTTAGTGATTTAACTGTTGAAACTTTATCAACAGACAATTAGAACCAGCCTTTATAATATTGGGTGCCTGGTTGCCAACTTTTGTATTTAGATAGGGATTTCATACCTTCGATATATCCTTCAATTGTTTCTTGGGCATCTTTGATACTTTTGTCCCATAATTCCAAATTATCCATTAATTTACTAAAAGCTTGAACAACGTCAAAAAGTTTTTGTTCATCTTTACCTTCAAAGCTTACTTCTAAATCTTTTAATAATGGAGCATAAAAATTGTTAGTAACTAAAACATCTAATAATTTTTGTGCTTTTTCATCAAATTCCACATATATTTTTAAAATAGTTGTTTTAAACTTATTTCTAATTTCATCACCAGAAACAGGTTTTAAAATACTTTCTACAGATTCATTCGTAAACTTAGCTCTCATGTAATCTTTTATTTTATTTATCTGATAATATATAAAAAAATAAGGGATTTATATGCGTGCCAAACGTATAAATGAAAATGTTTTTAAACCAAAAAATGTTAGTGATATAATTCATAATCACATAATAGAAAAGGTTTATGATGATTTAAGAGAACCCCTTTATCAAATTTTTAAGCGTTTGGATGAGCAAAAACTTCTTTTTCCAAATATTAAAGAGGTTAAGAAAAAATTTGATGAAGCAGCAGATCTATTGTTTGAAATGGTCATAGATGATATATCAGTTGATAATGAACAAGACGAACAAGAAGAATTACTAAGGCAATCAGAAGAATAAATAAATAAAAAGCTATGGGAAAATATTTAGAAGATTTTAAAAATCGTTTTAAAGATAAGGGCATGGATGAAGAAGAAATTCTTGATTTGATTGAAATCCACGGTCCTCATAAAGCTATTTCCATAATTCGTAAAAAATATCCGCAAGCTACTGATCAAGATATTGATGATCTTATCGGAAGATATGCAACAACCCCATATAAATTAAAAGAAAATCAAAAGATGAAAGCAAGATTCGTAAAAGAAAGTCTTGAACAGGATCAAGATATTTATGACGAAGAAAATGGTGAAGAAGTAGAAGTTACTGAGTCTCCGTTTGATAAAGTTGAAATGACAGAAGATCCTGAAGAAGATGATGATTTAGTCATTCAAGATGAATTTGAAGCAGCATTAAATAATGAATTAAAAGTTCCTGAATATGCAAGAAGAACAGTTTCTTTTAAAGTTAAAGGAGAAAGAGGAATTGTAGATGCTGTTCCTATGGCAAAAATGAAAGATGGAGCATTCCTTATGAAAGTCGGAAATTCATATCGTAAATTTAAAATGGATGACATTGTTGAAGAGTCATTTAAGGCTAAAACAATTTTTAATAAATGAAATTTGTTAACGAAGATTTAGAAGATGTTTTAAAACCTAAATCTGAAGAAGATTTAGAATCTGCATTTCAAGAGCGTCTTTGGGCATTTGAGGAAATGGATCCTAAAGAAATAGTTGATGCTATCGCTGATGAATTTGGTGTTGGAACTCTAGATGTTGCAGTTCATATTCTTAATAACATTGAACATGACGAACTTCATGAATCTGTTAAGTTAGTTTATAATGATTATTTAAGAGAAAATCGAAAAATTGATATGGGTCATTTGGGACTTCCAAAAGGAAAATTGACTTTCAAATAATGTTTGTTGCCGAATCTATAGAAGATGTTTTAAAACCTAAGGATCGAGATGTCATAAATCGAGAACTTGATCAAGCTACTGATTCATTTATTAATGAAGCTACTCTAAAGGATTTTCTTAAATCCTTTAATAATATCAAAGTGTGGCAAGGAGGATTGAATTTTAATAATGGATTTATGCGAAAATTAAAAAAGGGAGATCAATATTTCTTTCTAATGGATCGCGATTCTTTGTTTAATGTTGTAGATGATTTAGCAAGTTCATTTAAATTTGATGAACCTTTAATGTCCGATATAGATAAGGCTATGAATGATCATGACTATGATGCGTCCTATAAATTCCCTGAATTTAACCATTTTTGGACACATACCCTTCATACAAATCAAAATATAACTAGAGAAAATTATGATTATGTGGTTAATCGAGTATTAGAAAAAGTTGCCCAGAAATTTAATGTAGAATATTAAGCACCCTAAAAACTTGGGTGCTTTTAGTTTATACAAACAATATGGGAATGCTCGATATCTTAAAACCAAAATCCAAATCGGAATTAAATTCGGTTATTGATGATTATATAAAAGACTTTGAAGACACTTATATGCCTGCTGGATTTCAATGGCGTAAAGGTCAAAAAGAAGTTGTCGAGCAAATAGTTCAAACTTATTTAGAGAAAAAATATAAAGTAGTAATACTTGATGCCCCGGTTGGAAGTGGGAAATCACTTATCGCTATGGCGGTATCTCATATTTTAAACTCTACTAAAAAACGTGGATATATTTTAACATCCGAAATTTCTCTTCAAGACCAATATCAAGACGACATAAATAGATTTAAATTGCCATGGGGTTTGGTAAAGGGGGTTGATCATTATAAATGTACTGATAATGATGAAAAGCATTCATTAGGAACATGCAAGATTCGAAACAAAAATCCCCGAAAAATGTTATGTTATAATGAATGCCCTTATTTTTCCGCAAGAGATATGGCTGTTAACGCTGATACAGCAGTTTTAAATTATAATTATTGGCTTATCATGCAGAATTTTGTGAATTCTCATGAGAACGAGAACGGTACAATGTCGACACCATTATTTCCACCAAGAGATTTTACAATATGTGATGAAGGACATAAAGTTCTTGATATTGTTCAAAACCATTATTCACCCCGATTTACAAAAGGAACAACAGAAAAATTAAAAAAACTTTCAGACTTCTTTTGGAATCATAAAGTTAAAGATCATACTTTGGATGTTGATGTTGTTACAAGTGCCATAGAACAAATGTGGGAAGAAGAAGATCAGGATTACTTACATGGACATTTATGTTCTATTGAAAAGGCCCTAAAATCTTTTTTAATGTCAATTGAAAAATTAAAAGATAGAGTTGAAGCTGAATACAAAAATAAAAAACCTCCAATAGAATGGAGAGAAGCTTTATTTCTTTCTGACTGGGTTAAGGATATTCATTGTAAAGTCGAGGATTATAATTACATTATTCGCCAAACTACAACAAGGAATTTAGTAAAAAATCCTACTGTTGATGAATTAGTATTTAACTGTTTGCAAGAAAGCTTTTTGATGAATAGATTTTTTCATCAATTTACTGGATTTACTGTTTTAATGAGTGCAACATTTGCAGATCCTTTAGAGTACATGAAAACTATAAACATTAAAGGAGCTAAGTACATTAAAATGGATAACTTATTTCCATTTGAAAAATCCCCAATTTATTATTATCCAAAAAGAAGAATGACATACAAGGAAATTGATAATAATAAAGAATGGCTTTACAAGAAAATAAATGAAATCATATCGAATCATGCTGGTGAAAGTGGAATTATTCACTCTGCTTCTTATGATTTGACAATGAAAATAAGAGATAATCTAACACCTGAAAATAGAAAAAGAGTTTACGTTTATGAAGGGACTGAAGAAAAACGAGCAATGCTCGACATGATGAAACTTCAAAAAGGCAAAATAATAATGGGACCTTCCATATTAGAGGGGTTAGATTTAAAAGATGACTTTTCTCGTTTTCAAATATTTGCCAAAGTCCCATATCTATCATTAAGTGATCGCTTTGTAAAAACGAAATTGGCAATAAATCCTGCCTGGTATAGATGGAAAGCCATTGTAAGTATACTTCAGGGAACAGGCCGTAGTGTTCGTAATGAAGATGACTGGGCAGTAACTTATATTCTTGATGGCTCATTAGGTGATTTGATTCATAACAATAGACGTTCATTTCCGGCTGAATTTTTACGGAGGATCGTCGTTGTCAATGAATAAATAAAATAAAATCATTTAAATGAGAGCCAAATCCGTAAATGAAGGATATGAAGACTTTGGTCTTTCTGCTGATGAAGCAAAAAAACTAAAGAAAACTGATAATCCATTTTATAAGTTAGAACAAATGGTTAGAGGATTTATGTCTGAAGACAAAATTTATTTTGATGACATGGTTCGATCATTTGATAAAACGAAACAACAATTTCTTTATAGTATTATTACTGATTATATAAGAAAAACATTAGATATTGATTTTCAAAATATAGGAAATCCTGAAGGCCAATATGATTGGCAAAATGCCTATAAAGCACAATATAAGATCTATGATTTATATTTAGAAAAGAGTCATTCAGGATATAGTTATTATGTAAAAATGTATAAAAGAGCAAGAGAAAGAAATGAGAGAAATTTAGTCGCCGAAAGTACGTATTCCAAATCTCTTCACAGCCTTGCAAAGAATATTCAAAAAATGCTTAAAGAACATGCCAAAGTTTGATAATGTAAATGTGTTGCTGGATTTGACTCCAGAGCAAATAGAAGCCATAGATTGGTTTATGAAAAACCCACCTAAGTATTATAAGTGGTTTTATCCAATTTATCAGAAATTTATTCGTTATGTTATTTTCCTTGCAATTGTTGCTGCAATTATTTTGGGAATTATACATACTGCATCAGAAAGAGTAGATCTTTTTGACACCATAAAATATATCTTTTTTGGAGATTTTATTTTAATGTTATGGCCACTTGGATCTTATCTTTTTAAACATTTTTATACAAAAAGATTTGCTAAAAAAATAGGTCTAACTATGGAGCAATGGAATTTAGCTACCTTAGGAATGGCTTGGGATATTTAATTATGAGAGCAAGATTTATAAATGAAGATATACGAGATGTTTTGAAGGGAAAATCTGAAGAAGATATAGCAAAATCTATGTCTAAAATAAGAAATGTTAATAGAATTTTTAGAGACGGCCAAACTAGATTACATATGGCCTCAAAACAAGGACAAACTAATATAGTCAAATCATTAATACAAAGTGGAGCAGATATTAATATTAAAGATGCTTATAGGGCAACCCCTATTATGTATGCAAAAACCCCGGAAATTATAGATATTTTTAAAGAAGCAGGAGATACAACACCATATGAAAATATATTTGAATTTATAATTAAAAGAGATATACATGACGAGGATGTTACTTTAAAATTAATAGATTATTTTCTAAAGAAGGGGGCAAAAATAAATCTTAATTACGCTTTGTATATGGCTAGTAGTTTTAGCCCTAAATTAATCAAATCGTTAGTTGATAAAGGAGCGAATATTAATTATATTGACAGACATGGTCAGAATCTTTTAATGCATGTTATATTAATGAGTTTTTATGGAGAAGATAATAAAAGGATTGAAATTATTAAAACATTAATAGATAATGGTATAAATGTAAATTATATAAATAAATCTCCGGATTTAAATTCATTTGGGCAAGATTTAAAACGCCATCCAACAGCAATGGATTACACTATTCGTTACATGAACAATTTATCTGAATCAGAAAAAATACAAATAGCAAAATTGCTTATGGATGCTGGATTTAAAGTTTCAAATGTTAAAAGTAAATATGATCAACAAGATATTAATAAATTTTTAAGAAAACATAAAATTATAAAATCAAAAGGCGATAATAAAAAACAAGAAATTATTGAAGCCTTAGATGATGAAAATAAAACTTTATTAAAAGATCTTTTACAAAATGGTTCAGGAGACATCGTATGGGAATCTGATTTTAATGATATGACAACAAAGGGTATCGATGAATCTTTAGTTTATGTTATTGGCGCAGATAGAAATAATTTGAAAGTAAAATCTGTTTTATCTGGAAAAACATTTAATGTAAGTTTTGATGATGTTATAGAATATGGACACTATCATATAATGGAAGATACCAAAAATATTAAAAGTTTTATAAAAGATATTGAAAAAGAAGTTGATGAATTGCAACAATCAATAAATGAATTGGATAAAGGCCTTAAAAAATTAAAATCATTTTTTAAAAAATTAAAATAAAATGAGTTTATACCACAAATATAATAATGAGAATATTCTAATACGTGCAGTTCTAGCTGGATTACTTGATATTTTGAACAATCAAATCAAGTATGAACAAGCATGGGCAGACGATGATATTGAAACTGTTCAAGTTCCTTGGTTCTATAATCAATCTGGCGATGAACGATTCAATCAAGATTTCTATACACACTACGCTGAGTGTATG